CTTATCCTATAGAAGTTTTTTGTAGTTCTCTATTAAGAACTTATTAGCGAATTTAAACTGTATCAAAAACAAATTGATACAGTTTAAATAACACAACATTTTTATATAAGAACTTAGATATTATTATTAACAATATAGTCTTCTATGTAAACATTATTTATATTTACAGCACCTCCTAGTTTTATATTATCTTTTTTAAGTCTTTCTACAAATCCATAAAATCTATATTTGATATTAGAAGTTTTGTTGTCTTCAATATAAATTAAAGGAGCGTTAGTATCTTTTTCCAATAATTCTTTTATTTTGTCAGGGGCTACTCCGCCTATATTCAAATAAGCATCCACCATTCTAATATAACTATATTTAAATTCAAATAAATGTCCAGGAGTATATGTTCCTCCAAGTTGTTCGTTTGAATGAAAACCATAAGTAAAATTAATATTATAGAGTCCTATATTAACACAGTTATATGTTTTAATCATTTTCAATGATGATTCAGCTCCTACGGAAAGAAAGTTTACTGCTTTTAGAGATTCAAGATAGTATGGAGCTTTTACATCATCCCATGAATTGATAGTCTTTAAATCATGCCCACACCCATCTGCTGCAAGATTTTCAAAATTAGAATATATGATTCCCTTTATATAAAAAGCACACATGTTACAATATATACAATAACATGTTCTCATATTTATTGTAGTATTTTCTACTTTTATACTGCCATCTTCTGAAATATTTCCTGTTATTGCAAATCCTATTTTGTTATAAAATGAATAACAATGATCAATATTGGTGAGATAAGCCATAAGGAAAAACCCAACATCTCCAGATAAGCATTGAACTTCTGTTAAAGTAATTCTATTGCATTCTCCATTTGTTTTAATACAACAAAAACCGTGAAGTGCATCATTATAGGTATTGTATGATGCCTTTTGTGAAACACCTCTCAAAGTAATATTTTCAACAATACATCCACTATTTATTTGAAGAATGACTTTTGCGTTAGGGTTTTCACAATGCAGAGAGTATATTGTATTTTCTGCATTATGGTCAATATCCATTCCTATAAGATGTTTATTCTTTGGTAGATTAAGAACTACACCTTTTTGATCTATCGTTTCCACTTTATACTCTTTTCGAGATAATCTTATGAGATCAAAAGTATCAAATGTTTTTTGAATAGCCTTAGTATCATCAACATTTCCATCCCCAACAGCTCCAAACCATTCCGGATATGCTTCATGAACATTCCAAGAGCCGTTTATCACAAAAGCTTCATTAAATATTTGAACACAACGAGAATCAATAATCGAATTATTACCTTTTAATGTACCATTCTTCAAGCTACCCCCACAAAACTTCAAGGTACATCCCTCCTGCATCTCAATAGTCTCCCCATTCAAGTCAAAGTCATACCTGACTTCATAGATGGTATTGGCTTCACTTAGCATAATTGCCGTTAGGATGTTCTTCTTAACGCCACCAACGGTCTGGATATTTTTCTCCAGCACCTTATAGCCCTTACCGGAAAAATCGGAAGGGTTATATGGACGGTTGCCCAGAACAAGCTGCTTAATCTTGTTCCAAAGCACCAGTAAACCAGTATCAGTTAATATCTTCATTGTATATAATTTTTAAGTAAAACAATTTGGCTCTACTATAACTTTAGTGCCTATACCTGGATATCACACACAGAGTATATGCTTGGACTAAAGTTCATAGAAAAGACACCGTTAAGTCAACGAGTTGATGAACTCCTCCGTAATCTCAACAAAGTCAGAACTTGCAGGAATACCAAGACCGGTAATGTCTGCTTTACCTACAGTAGTGGCAGCAGTAACGTGACCATTGGCATCAGTTGTAATCTTATACAGACCTGCTGTCTTGGCTCCAGCTGCACTGGTAGGGTGAACATAGTTGTTAGCCCTCTCTGCAATACAGCCAGTTTGTTCTTCTCAGCAGTGGTATAGTCGTTGGTAGAAAGCTGCTTGCCAGTAACCTTGTCAACCTTCTTGGCAAGCTCAGTTGTCAATGTTGTGGTCTTCACGTAGCCAGACAAGTCAACAGATGTACTAGCCTCGCCCAGTTTCTCCCACTTGGTCGCATCGTAAGTGCCAGCAACATCACCAGTATAGATATACTCGGCATAGATGTTCTTGTCACCAGTGGTGCCAGTCTTCATCATGTAGATATGCTTCTTGATACCTGTTGTAGGGAGTGCAGTAACTACTTCCGCAAAGGAGGTATCTACATTGCCTAACTGCGACAAAGGCACATTACCATTATTATCGAGTGTTGCAACACCATTAGCCTTGCCTTTCTCCGAAGACTTAACAAACATACTCTTGCATTTGTTCCAAAGAGTAGTAAGTCCAGTTTTTCCTAAATAATTATATTCTGCCATAA